CGCCGCTGATCGCAGCCCAGTTCTCCTCGCCGACGTAGCGCGTGGCGACGACCGCACCAATGACCTGCAACGCAGTGCGGAACAGGCGTTCGAACATGTCTTGGTCCATGATGCTCTCCTTACCAGTATCGGGGCAGTTCGCGGATCGCGCCGCAGCCGGCGAGCGCCAGCGGCAGCAGCAGGATGATTAGCTTCACGGGTACGCCTTCCTGTCAAGTTCGAAGTGCGGTCCGTCTTTGAAGCTGCGGAAATCACCACCCCAGATAATCGGGACGCCAAGCTCCTTTGCCGCAGCCTTCATCTCTTCTGCGATGCGTGCGTAAAGAGTCCAATCCCAGCGGACTTTGCCATCCACCAACGCTGCGACATCAACCGCATGGCCCGTCAGGTGACGGCTGTTCATGGTCTGCGATGCGCCCGCAGCAACGAGCTGCTTCTGGCGCGCGACCGTGCGCAAACCCTCCGTAACGATAAACGGAACCTTCTGCTCGGCGCGACGGACAACCTTCACCAGATCGCGATGCACGCCTTGCAGATTGCGCTCAGAACGAAGGTTGAGGGTCATCGCCTAGCTCTTCATGATATACGCGAGAGCGTAGTAAGGAGGAAGGTTGGCGTCCGTGGCGCTGCTGCCTTCAGTGGAGTTTGAAGTCGCAACAGTGACACCGGTCGTTTCTGTTGAGATAAAAGTTGAACCAGTTTTATTTGTATTACCTGTCGCAGAAGCGCCCGCCGCCCCTAGAGCGCTCGCTGCTACGGTAATATTGTATCCACCAGACGGAACGACGAGGGCGTGATTATGCCCAGGATCTGTAACCGTCGATGTGGCCGTGTGAGTATGGCTGACGAGGGTCGCATTGGCGCTACCGCCAGTAGCCGCTACCGCGTAAGTGCTGCCAGCTCCGACAACGAACCTGTCACGAAGGTTAGGCGTTCCGCTTGTTCCGTCGCAAAGCAACCACCCAGCAGGTATCGAGGCAATAGACCCCGACCACATGATAATTCCGCCGGTAGGGATAATACCACCGCCTGTAAATCCGCCAGAAGCCGTGATCGCGCCAGAAGCAGCAACAGTCGTGAAAGCGCCAGCAGCAGGCGTCGTTCCACCGATTGGAGCGTTGTTAATCGTGCCGCCAGCAATGGTCGCTGTGTTGATCGCAGGCGATGTCAGCGTCTTGTTCGTCAGCGTCTGCGTGCCGGTCGTCGTCGCAACCGTTGCGCCGCCAGCAGTAGCCGCCGCAGGCAACGTCGCCGTACCGGTAACATTTAACGTTCCGGCAACCGCCAGCGTCTTCCCGCTGCCTACGTTCAGGCCAACGGAAGTTCCCGATCCACCAGCCGCGAAGAGAGCGTCAATGTCGTCCAGATCGCCGTTGAGCTTCGTTCCCCATGTATCCTTGGAAGCACCGACTTCCGGCTTCGTCAGGTTCAGGTTCGATGTAAAACTGTCAGCCATAGTAAGGCCTCCTCGTCCTTGCGACCAACGGCGAGCCGCTATGAAGCGCCCGCTGCGAGTCCTGAGTTAGCGCCTCAACACGCTGGGAATAGAACTGACCAAAAACACCGATCCGCTGGTCATCGACCAGGAACGGAGCAGCGTGAACAAGCGCGCCGTAAAGATACACATCTGGCGCTTTCGTCAGCAACCAGTTTGTCGTTACAGCATCGCTTAACGAAGGGATTTTGGCGTAATAAATCAGGTCAATATCTTGGTTCTGCGCAGGAGCAGGCACCAGTCGAATGTTGCCATCCACAATCGTGTAGAAGTTCGGTTTCGTGTAAAACATCTCAGTCGTTACGATGTCGGCATCGTCGAGCGTGATGTATCGCAAAGGCGACTTTCCACCGTCTATTTTCAGATTGATCGCTTCAAGCCAATCAGCAGGCACAGGGATGTCGCTCAAAGTGGACGTAAGCGTGTCCTCAACGATCATCTCACGGCAACGAAGACGGGTGCTAAGATCAGCTTCTACGAACTGAATGAACGTCTGGATCTGTGACGTAAGATCCTGCCGGTTCAGGTAGTCAGCTACCGCTGACTGCAACGTCGCGTAATTCGTGATGAGTGCCATCAGCTCGTCATCCAGTGTGTGCGAAACGGCCTCGCCTCGTCCGTCTGAAGCCAACGACGCAGAGCAGCCTTATCGCCTAAAATCCCACGCTTACGCAGATCAAGATACACCATCATAGGCAGGGACGCCACCTTAACGCCAAGGCCATCCGGCGTCTTATCGAGGCGCGAAACCTCGTTCTTGATAGTTTGGTTGTACTCCCCAAGCCCCTGCACATCTACCGTCTGCTCGAAGATGAGCTTCTGATCCGTGGTCACATGGAACTTCTCAACAGTCCCCGTCAACTCGTCGTAATCCAGAACAAACGAGCCAGGACGATATTCTTCAGGCATTCTACTCCCCATAGTGAAAGGGGCGGGTTTCCCCGCCCCTCCTGACTTACGCTGAGATCAGGTTGGCGATCACAGCGTGTGCTTTCTCGGACTTCACCCTCAAGCCGTATTCGACCACCATCTCCTTCTTGTCCGAGTCGCCGGTCTTGGCGATATCGAACGTGCGGAAGGGGCGGAGGTAGGACACACAGGCGTACTCAGGGTCGAGCACGAAGGCGAAGTTGCCGGGCTGGAAGCGGTTCGGAACAATGGAGACTTCACCGAAGTCGCCAAGGTAGATGTCCGCCGTCGCGATGATCTTCATCGGCTGGGCCTTGGTGTAGTTAATGCGCTGCTCAGCAAGACCGGCGAAGGCAGAAGCCACCGTCTTGTTGTAGGCATTCACCATGAGGATCTTGGGCTCGCCACCCTGCTCCCAGACTTCCTGAATAGCGGTCTTGAGCATCGTCTCGGTGAAGGCAACGTCAGTCGCCGTCGAGAGGTTTGTCCAAGCCGTGTCAGGATAGCCGTTGCCGCTCGCGCCCGACATCGCAGAAACGGTTGCGCCGTTCGCCTGCGAGTTCGTGATGAGCCACGTCGGAAGACCAGCGGTCTTACGAGCTGTAGACGTGCCAGAGCCAGCGTCGCCAGCTTGGTTCGACGTGAGGATCGCCTCCATATCGCGCTTCAGCTCTTTCGCCTTCTTTGCCGTCTGGTAGGCCATGACGGTGCGCATACCGGCGTTGTTCGTCGAGTCAGCGGTGCCAGAGACCGAGATCACCTTCGTGGAGATCTGGGTGTAGTTAGCCACGCGAACAGTCGGATCAAAGTCGGCGTTACCTGCGTCAGCGCCTTCAATCGCCGCGTTGGCGGTGTTGGCGTTAGCAAGCGCGTCCGTCTGCCACTCGAAGTACGTGTTGGACGCGGTGTCGCGGCCAATGTTGGACATAAATGGCGTGTCAACTGGACTAATATCGTAGATCACCGTTTTGTTAACGTAACGCATTTTATTCGTTACATCTCGCCGTTTCCGACGAGCCCAGACTATATCATCCCTTTTAATCGGGCCGGGCGCTCGTGGGCGGATTATTCTTTCGTCACCGCCTAGTCGTTGAACCTTCATCCACCCTGGGGCTGACGCCTTACGTTGGATGCTTGGCTGCTGATTGCCCAATCCATACATTTTCAAGCCCTCACGTTTGCCGTTACCGGCTGCGTTGTGGCTGTATGGCTCTCAGGGGTTTCCAGCAATTCACCCGGTTTTCCATGATGTGACTTCCAGTGGCACTGACCACAGAGAGACACGCCATTTGAAACTTCATAGCGAAGTTCAGGCGCTTTTGAGAACGGGGCTACATGGTGCGCGTGAAGCAGTGTTTTTGCGCCGCAGCACTGGCAAATCCTGCCCTGCTCGACGCCACACTCGATACACTTAAATCCGTCCCGAGTGAGAACGGAAATTTTCCATGCAGAATACTGCCTGTTCGAACGAGCCAACTTGTCGCGAGCGGATATTCCGCCCCTCCAGTTGCTCGCCAACTCACCGGTACGCTTTGTGAGAGCGTCGGCTATCTTGGCGTTGTGCTCTGGTGTCCGAACATGCCGCTTGAGGCGCTCAGAGCGAGACGGCCCTTCAACCCCAAGCTGCTTCAACCGAGTAAAAACAACGGTTTCACTTACACCATATTTCTCAGCAACTTTGGACATGCTCATTTCCGAAATGGCGCGCTCTAATTCCTCTTTCGGAGGGTCAAAGCTCTTTTTCGGACCACGAACATGATCTCCACGCTGTATGCCGTAAGTCCTCATGCGGTAATAAACAGCACCAGATGTCACCCCGTACATAGAGGCGATAGCCGTTCCTGGATATTGCTGCACAAGCTGTTGCATTTTATCTCGGTCTACCCGTTTCCAGTCTTCCATAATCCCCACCAGGCCGTTCACAACAAGCGAACTATGACCTAACTGAGAACAGCTAAGTTGTCAATTCGCGAGGTCTTCGCGGATAGCGTTGACCGAATCGTAGGTCGTAACTTTGGATACAGATGCCATGGTAGTTACCTCTTGGAGTCGAGCATCATAAAGATTGCAGCCGCATCTTCGACGCGGCCAGATGATTTGAGACGCTGGTTTGCCTTGAGGACATCAGTTTGCTTGCGAGGCGAAGAGTTCAACGTACCTGGTCTCATGGGCTTCGGAGCAGCAGCCTTCTGGGGCTGTGGCCGATTGGCCTGAAGAGAATCCCAACGTCGCGCTTTTTCAAGAACAAGGATGGCTCGGGGGTCGAGAGCAGCGTTTAATTCATCCTCCGAATAACCGACCTTCTGGCCGTATTCGCGGAGCTTTCCACGCGCCTCAGTCCACTTCGCTTGATCCTTCCATTCAGGCATTTTCTCGAAGATGTATTTCGCGCCATCCTCTACCAGTTGCTGCCTTTGCTGCATTTCCCGGTGAGACATTTCCTGGGTAAGACGGGCCTGCTCCTGCTGGACGGCAGAAACATTGGCCTTGTAGTCTCGCCATTGCTTCTCAATAATCGGAAAATTGATGGGGTCGTCCTGATGAAGCCTCTCCCAGTCAGGCTCTTGCGGAAGATAACGCTGCATCTCCTGCGCAAGCATGTTGATCGAGTTTTCATACTGTGACCGCATCGCAGCAATATGCTGTTCCTGGGCCTGTATGGTCTTGCTTCGTTCCGCAACCTCCTGCGTCTTTCGGGTGTAATCGGACTGCCTCTGATACCCCGCTAGAGCCTCCTGAAGCGTAACCTTCTGTTCCTTGCCATCGACAACGACGGTGTAGAGAGAGTTATCTTCGTCTTGCTCGTCCTGAGCGTCGTCTTCAGTCTCGGCCTCTTCCGCCTCACCTTCAGGGGCTGAATCATCCTCAGATGACGCCTGCTCAACCTCATCGGGCGCGTCGTTGGCGGCTTCCGCCGTCGCCTCAGTCTCTTCGACTTCGGCAGAGCCAGCACCTTGCTTCTTCCCATCCGGTTGCGGCGAACCGTCCATCAGGAGAGAAATGCGTGATGCAGCTTCTGCAAGGCCGAGTTCGCTAGGCTGCGATTGCTCAGCTTGTGACATATTATTACTCCTCAGTTACGCTTTTCTCAAGCGTTTGTTAAAATGCAGAATATCCGGCTCAGACGCTAATGCCGTTAGCTCAGATTTCACTGCACCTATGGCGCGCACCATATAATACGCCTCCATCCTTTTTTGCTCATTCTCAGGAGCAG